TAATATATATTCAGGGTCATTAAATCTTTCATTCTTATCTCGATTAAACATTTTCATTTTTCTCATTTGTTTATTAATAAATCTTCTACCACGACTATAGTAATCATCTCCATAATTATAAGTTAAATGTTTAGTCTTTGCTAGGTCTGTGTATCTATTTTGTATATTTGCTAACCATTCTTCTTCTGAACCTGCTTTATAATTTTCTGCTATAAGTTCTGCTTGCTGTCTAGCTTCTTCTGCTTGTCTACCTATATTACGAGGACCACCTTCCATAAAACCTTCAAACAATCTACCAACAGCTGTAACTATATTTACAGCACCTGTGTATTGTCCCTCTAATGTATCGTATGTAGCACTTTTAGTATTGTATGTAGCTTGATTTATAACGCCATTTTTTAAATCTTGTTCTAGTTTTAATCTTTTATTCTGTATATCTTCACGTGTTTTAAATGGTGCTTCCATTATTTTTTGTATAGGATAAAAAATTTTGTGTATAGTTTCTTGTCCGGGTTGCGTATATGCATGTTCTATAAATTCATCATAAGACATACCTGCAGTATCTTTATTATAAGCATTTACTGCATATAGCATATCAGCACCAAAAGCTGCTGCGTTAAGTTTGCCATAAGCACGTACAGGTCTGTACACTAAATTTTGTTTCAAGTATGCTGATTTAGTAGTTCTATACCAATCTTCAAACTCTGCTGCGTTTAATGTAACTCCCGGCTTTGTAGGAATAAATCCTGCTTTCATCTTTGGTTGCTTAATAACTCTAGGGTCTGTATCTGATGCATATACAGGTTGGCTTAGGTAATAACCAACATATACTCTCGGACCACCTTTACCTGCATGCTTGTTATAAAAGTATGGTAACTCTGTAAGTGTTCTTATATTTCTAAAATATCTTTTAAATGGACTTACTTTTTCATAAGGAACTACAGATGATTGCGGTCCCGCACCTGTATAAAATGTAAGTTCTTTACCTCTACCAAAATTATATTGATACTTAGCTTTACTGTATCTAACATTTTTAGCTGCATCTACTATATTTTTTAACACAGTAAAGTCTCTTGGTTGTTTAACTTTTTTAAATGGTGGTGCTTTAAATGCATTTCTAAATGGGTCACCTTCACCAAAGTTAGCACCTTTAACTAATGCAGGTTTACTATCATCATATAGCATAGAGAATTTACCACGCAACACTAAGTCGCTTGGACCTTTAGGTGGACCCATTGGTGTTGCTTCACCCCTAGGTTGTACTATTTGCCAACCTACAGGACCACGTATTGTTAAGTCTTTACCAATACCTGAACCTAATTGTGGTGTTAAAGGTATGTTAAACATTTGTGCAATATCTGCTAGTCCATTTCCTTTTCTTAAATGAGAAGTTATTTCGTCCATTTCTAATGCATATGTTCTATCTATATTTGTTTGATTGTATAAGTCTTGTAAAAACCCATCACCTAAATCTTTAGCAAACTGCATCAAATACATTGCACTTAAATCTTTAAAGTTAGTTGGGTTTGCAGGTCCTAGTTCAGGTGTTACAAATCTATCTTGCATAATCTTGTATTTCTCTAATGTATCATCCCACCATTGTCCTATAGTTTTTTTATCTTTAGTAAACTCATTACTTCTAAACTCATCAAATGTACCTTCATATATGTTGTAAGTTCCTGATAATAATTCTTGAACTCTTTGATGATAATCTGCAGGCACACCCGGTTTAGTAGGAATATCTTTTAACTCAATACCTTGGTCAAACTTATGCTTTAGATAGAGGAAATATTCTTTATCTATATTTTGTAATATTTTAAACTCTTTGCTTGTAACTTCTGCAGGTTTCATAAGCCCATTTTCTTTGTCAAAAAATATTGTATTGTATATTTCATCAGCTAATTGCAATCCATTATCTAATGTTTTTCTACCAAGCTTTGGTTCTGTTAAATCTAGCAACACATCAACGTATTGTGCTATTTCAAAATTGACACCTTTCTTGCTTAATACATCTTGTACTTGTTTCATATCTTCTATGTCTAGTGATTTATTTCTAAGAAGAATAGGTGCAATAAAGTTAGTAAACAATGTAGAGTTAGTCACATTTGTTGCACCCCCTAAGATATATTCTTTTGGTATTTTTAATTTAGCTAATGGAAAAGCACCTGCATCATCTAATCCATAAAAAGTTTTAGTTCCTTTTTCTGCAACGAATTGCCTACCGTACATTATTGCCCTAGCATTAGCTAACTTGTATGCTTCATCTAAACCACTTTCTAGATAGTCAAATGTAATTTCTAATTTCTTAACATCTTCAGGAGCTGCGTTCTTTAATGTGTCTTTTTTAATTTTTTGAAATAAAACTTTAGTAGATTCTATTTCAAGCTCTAATTCTTTCATAAGAGCTTCCATACCTATTTCTTCACCTAAAGTATCTGCATATAAATATGAATTTAAAAACCCGTTACGTAAAAGACTATTGCTATAGTTACCTGCTAATCCTGTATTGTTTACAAAGTTAGTAGGTTGTTCTACTTGTAGTAAATGAGTTATAGCCATAGCTACTTCTTTAGTCATAACTTCAGCAAATGATTTTGTTGGGTCTGTTAATACTAACTGTATATGATAAAAAGCATCTGCTCCTTTAGAAGGTGCTACAACAAATGGATTAAAGTTTTTACCTTGTTGTGCTTTTATATCCCACTTATTAGGAATATTAGACACTAATTTAAATTGAACACCTGTGCCTGACATAAGTTTGTTATATTCAAAAACCATATCGGACAATCTTTTTTTAGATACATTTTTAATTTCGTTTACTCGTTCAGGTTGTATATCAAATGTTTCTCCTGTGCCTGTCAATAATTTAAAAACATTACCTTTTGCTATCTTGTTTTTAAACTCTTGCCAATTAAATTCTTCACCTATTCCTAATTTAGAAACTTCTGTATTAAATATTTTTTCTATATTTTCAGGACGTACAGCTAATCTTTTAAGATTTGTTTCAAGTACAAACAACATGTAATTTAAAGCAAACGGGTCATCTGTCATAACTCTATATAGTTCAGGAAAGTCATCAGGTGGAAATACCTTTTCTAAAGTCTTAACAATATCCATTGCTTCTACACCTTCAATTTGACCACCCGATAACAATTGGTCTGACACTTCTGTTATATATTCTCTCAAACTTTTAGTATTATCAAAATCTACTGTTGGTGGTTTACCTTTGTCTGTTAGTTTGTATACTTCGTCTATCAATAATTTTAATGAACCGTTATCTACAAATGACGATTGTGCTAATAAAGGTAAAACTGTTTGCATACTGTTAATCATTGCTTCATTATTTATTACAATTGCACCATACTCATCTACAAATGCTTTAATAAATTTATCTTGTACAGCAGGATTAACATTTGTATCATTCATCATTAACGCTTGTAATGCTGTAGGTGACGAAGCAAAGAAATTTTCCAATCCATCTTTGAAAATGTGTGGTAGTAATGATGATGCAAATTCTTCAGTAATCATTCTTGATTTATATAATTCATCAGAAAAGTTTTCTATTTCATTACCCATGTAATTTACGCTATCTTCAGCACCAAATAAATTATCTATTCGTAAATAATTTTCACCTAAATAAAAACTTGACCAATCATAAATAATTCTTTGTAAAGCAGCAAATCCATCTATTGCATTGTCAGTAAATATACCTAGACGTTTATGTATTTTCTTTTGTCCAAGTGCTTCTGAAAGTACATTAACATAAAATGTATCTGCAACTGTAAGGTCTGCTTTTGCATAAGTTTTGCTATCTAATCTTTTTAATTCATCAAGAACTACCGGTAAAACACTTTTCTTAAATACATCTGCTTCCGGTTTATCTAAGTGTTTTTGTAACTCATCTATTTTTGCAAGAACAAATTGTTCTTCTTGTGGAAACATTTGTCTAGGATTACGTCCTTTAGATTCTGCTTCTGTAAATGCACCTTCTATATCATTAACAATTGTGGCAAAGTCTTTTATCCATTTATATTTATCCCTGTTTCTATCATACTTAGTTAATTCCTCAGACCATTGTTCAAAAGTTTGTTGCAATCCTTCATAAAACTCTAGCAAATCTGCAGCATCTGCACCTGTCATTCCTTGAAATGAATCCATCATTGCATTAAATAAATTCATATTGTCAGTTGGTTTTTTATTTTGAAACCTAGGGTTTACACCATCTCTATCCATTAATGCACCTTGTAATATTTCAGGGTCTACGTCAGGTGGTAAAGGTGGCATAAACTGACCTTCTATTTTATCTATAGCTCTTAATTGATTGTACGCATCTTTTATATCGGGATACTTAGTAAGCATTTCTATTTCTGCCATGTGTAAAGAATTTATTGTTTCATATATTTTGTTTGCTAATACTTCTTGATGACGTCCTAATGTTTGATTCATTATTTGTTCTAGCTGTTTGTTATTTTTTAAATCATCTAAGCTAATTATTTCTTCCATAAATTGTTGTACCTGTTCCATGCTTCCTTGCATGTCGTATCCTCTACTTGCAAGTTCTTGTGCAATGTTAAGTGTTATAGCATTTAGAACAGCATTATGATGACCTAACAATTTATAAAACATAGTTAATTTACCTAAGAAATTATTTTTCTTTGCTATTTCTAATTGCTTTGCATCTATAGGTTTTACAGCATTAGTTAAACCAAGTTCATCTGCAAGTAAAGCATTAACTATTTCTTGTAAAGACTCTGCCATAAATACGTCAGATGATAAGTTAGCCATTAATCTTTCAACACTTAAATCTCTTGGTCCAAATTCATATGAAGTTAAGAATTGATATAAATCTACAAACAAAGGTTCTAATGGTCCTTTAACAAAAAAATTATTTTCTACTGTTGCAGGATAATTATTTTTACCTATACGTGTTATAGCTTTAGGGTCTTGTCCATATGACCAATACCTAGCATATTGTAATTGTGATTGTTCAATTGCACGTAGTGCTTCATTAATAGCTTCTGCTTTTTTAGCAGCAGGACTAACTGTTTCTCCTACTTCTAATAACCAAAATGGTTTTGGTTCTATTTTATTTTTAAATTTATCATAACGTGTTTTACTTTGGTTAATAAGAAATTCTATTTGTCCTTCAGGTAAATATATTTTTTCATTACCTGTTTCCCACAAGCCTGTTAAAGGATTTAGTTTTTTACTTTTTTTAAATGTAGCAGTTGGATTACCAACTAACTCAGTAAATTTATCTATATAACCTTGGTTAGGTGTAACAAGTTTATAATTACCATCTTTCATTCTTTCTGTCTTACCAAACTTATATGCTTCTAATTTTTCCCAATTAGATATTTTTACTTTAGTTTCTTGACCTTGGTCAAAGTTTGTAAGTCTTAGTTCAGGATTAGTTTCTAATATCTTAATAGCTTCTTTTACTGTAGGTACATTTAATTTTTTAAGAAGGTCAGCTTCTCTAATTAAAAACCCTTTTTGTTTACCATCACGTATTAAATCTACTTGTGACACAACATTTGGATTATTATAATCAGGTACAAAGCTTCCATCTTCTCCTTGTTTAGTCATAACCTTTTCCATAGGTTCATTATTAACAACGCTGTATTCATTTAAAGCAACAGGAGATTTAGTGTAATCAGGTTGTACAGAACCACCTTTCATGTTTTCTTTCATTATCTGTGGTTTAGCTAACTGTTCATAATAAGCTTCGGGACTTACTAACGCTTGTACAATTCTATCTGTTAAGTCTTTATAATATCCACCAATAACACTTGTATCACCTGTAACGTGTATCTTATATCCACTTTTACCTGTGTCAAACAGTTGAGATGCACCTGTGTTTTTATCAACAAGAGTAAGCACACCATTAATGTTTTGTAACACCATACCTCTTCCAAGTAACTCTGCTTGAAATTCTTCTAACGCTCCTGCTAATGTATTGTGTTTAAAATTTTGTAAATCAATAACGTAAGTATTTTTCTTTGCATCTTGACCTTGTAATGTATAAGTGTTTACAAATAAATCTTTATCTGACACAGTTCTTGCTATTTCTTTTATCTTTTCTTTTGCTGCTGCTTCCCAATAGGTATCAGGTCTTTGTGAAGTAGATTTTTTTCTTAACGCATCAGCAACATCACGCCAATCTAAATTTGCAGGTGCATAACTTTTGATAACATAATCACGATTTTCTGAATAAAATCCTAATAAATTTGCAGGTAATTTATATTCACCATACAAAGAATACATAGCAGTTTTAAGTGACACTTCGTCAGGGTTTTTACTATTAATAATAATTACATTTAAATCTGCTGCGTCTACGTTTATTTGTTTAGATAAAGCAAACTCTGCTTGCTTTCCTTTTTTCATAGACCAACCTCTGTCAAATCCTTCTTCTTTCAATCTAGGTTTTTCATATATAAAAGACTCAGCAAGTTTTAAAGCTACATCATCAAATCCCATAGCAGCTAATTTGTTAATATGATTTTTAAAATCATCACTAGCATTTTCCATTATATATCCATATGCATATGACGAATCAGGATATCTGTAATCAATCTTGTTACCTATAGGTGTTACACCATCAGGACTTTTATCTAATGTATATAAAGGTTTTAAACCATATTCTTTTCCTTTTTGTGGAAATACTTTTGGATTACTCACAGGGTTAGCAATAAATCCTGCAGGTGCAGTACCTCCTGTATCTAAACCGCTTTTCTTATGTCTTTCTAAGGCTGCTTCTTCTACACCCATTTGCCCTGAATTAATTATTATAGGATTATTTCCGAACCATGAATCAGGTTGTGTAGCTTTCCATTCTTTTAATGCATTAATCATTCCTTGACCTTTAGCATCTAATACAGGTTTATTATTTACTTCAGCTTTCATTTTATTTATTTCATCTTGTAATTCATTATTAAGCTTTGCTAATACTTCAGGGTCTAATAAATCTTGCCATGCATATTTTTTTATTAGTTCTGCATCAGCTAATACAACTTCTAATATTCTTGTAATGTCGTTGTATCTATCTAATGTCATTTCAAATTTATCTACTTCACCTTTAGGATTTACTTTTTTAATATCATAAAAATCTGCTGCTGCTTCAGCACTTTTAATAAATAAATCTGATTGTGATTCGTTTATAATTACTTTTTCACCTATGTTATTTGTAACTTTACGATATGGTACTGCAGCTATAAACCCTTTTTCTATTGCCGCAATAGCTGCTAATAAGTTTGTATAAGCAGGTACAAAACCTGTAGGACCATCAGGCATACGTCTTGTTCTACCTGTTACGTCTAAGTCTTGTAATGTTTGATTTAAATCATAATTAGTAGCAGGACCATTAGTTACCATGTTTCTATGCAAACCTTTGTAGCTAGGTGCATAAACAAGTTCTAGTATTCTAGATAATCTTTCTGCTGTAGGTTTAGATTTATCTAATATCAATGCAGATAACTGCAAATCTCCACCTGTTTCTACTATTGATTTGTATAAACCTTTAACAAGCTTATCGTTTATTCTGCCTGTCTTTTGTGCTTTCTCAATAATTAACTTTAATGTTTTAAGTTGTGCATTAGGAATACCTACTGTTTTACCTACAACTGATAACAACGAATTAGTATCGTAAACCATCATAGGATTTTTATATGACACACCTAATGTGTGATTAAAAAACTTTTCTAATATATCTCTTAATTCTTTTTCATTCATTAGAACTTATTGTATATCCCATCTAGTATTGATTTCTCTTTTACTTCAGTAGTGTTATCTATATCAAATGTGTCTGTCGCTACACCGTGTAGCCATGGTTGGTCTAATCTAGTAAAGCCATATTCTTTTTCTATTACGTTATGACCTTTATCTATATGACCATACTTATAACTATCCCAAGCTTCACCACCAAATACACCTGCTTTTTCTCTATCATTAAATGCTTCTTTAGCAATCTTAACTTGTGCGTCAAATGTATTTGGGTCTGATGCCCATTGCAATATAGCATATTCATTCTCAGGCATTTTTAACCATAATCTTGCAGCTTCAAATAATTGTTTCTTTCTTTCTAAATCAGGGTCATCTGCTTTCCAATTATTTTTTTTCACAGTAAAAACTGTAGGACTAAAACTAAATTCATCTGTATATCCTGTATCAATCATGCTACGCATTATCATGTCAGGAAAATGATTTACATTAACTTGGAATACACCAACAGCTAATAAACCATCATCATCATATGTATGTGCTTTAGGATTAAACGCTGCTTTGTTCCAACCTTCACTACCTATACCATCTGCGTCAGCAAATGATTCCCACGCCATAGCACCAAACATATTCCATGCTTCTTCGTATGTAGCACCACCATAAGCTGAGTCTTTAATAATTTCTAATATAGCTTCATAAACTTTTTCAGGTTCTGTATGTGGTATTACATTATCGTGATGGAAGTTGTAAGACATGCTAACCCAAACTACTAAGCAAAGCCCATAGATTTGTGCCATAATTTTTTTGCGTATCTCCTGCTGCAAATGCGGCATTGTCTTCTACTGCCATCTTCATTATTGTTTCTTGTATTTTGTTTTCTATAATATCTAGTGGGTCAGAGAAAGGTTTAGTAGTGCTTGAAGGTGCATTACCTGCAATTCTATCTTGTTGTGCTTTTTTATATACACTCATAGCAGCACCGTATGGACCCATGTATTTACCTTCACTCATTTGTACATCTCTATATATTTTATCTATTTCACTCGCAGCAACTGCAGCTAGATAAGGGTTCATCATACCGCCTGTAATACTAGCCCATTGTGATTTAGCATCTGCTACTCTTGCTTCAAAAGAAGGTGTAACAATAACTTGCATATCTCCACCTAATTTCTTTTTATCATTAATCATGTTATTAATACCTGTCATAAAGTAATTGTGGAATATACTTTTCATCTCAGGACTTGCAGCTACACTACCAAAAAATTGTGCAATCTGACCTGCTTCTCCTGATTGTAATACAGCTTCTAATCCTGCAGTATTTAATCCTGCTTCTTTAAAATCATTAAGTAATGTTTCACTATCAGGAAGATATTGACCACTTCTGTTTAATATACCCATAGCGTCCTGTATAGCTCTTTTTGTTGGTTCATCTAATTGATTAGGAGTAAATATAGTTCTATCTTGGTCTCCATAATAATCTCCTAACAAACCTAATTCTACTAATCCAATCTGTACATCTTGTAACCATGTCATACCACTTTGTGTTATGTGTGGGTCTGCATACAAATTAGTTTCTATACCTATTTGAAATACAGGAATAGTACCACTTCCAAATTGTCGTCTACCTATAGTAGGATTACCCATTAATCCATAAAAATCCCCTGCCATTAAATTGCCAATTGCAATTTCCATTTGTTGTTGTGTAAGTTCATCACCTAGTAAACCACTTATTGCTGATTGAGATTGTATAAATTCTTCATACTCTCTTTCTGCATCTGTCATTCTGCTTTGGTCTAGTACGTCACGCCATAATTCAGGTGCGTCTTCAACTAATGTAGGTAAAGCTATATCTAATTTTTCTTTGCGTGTTGTTAAAGCATTTATATTGTTGTCATAATAATTAAACAAAAGCATACCTTCTTCTTTAAGCATGCTTTCTAATTCACTTCTTTCTGCTTGTGAAAGTTCATAAGGCATAGATTCTAATATCTGTAATATTTGATTATCAATCATACCTTCATTGCCAAATGATTGTTCTTTCATACCATACTCTGTAAACAAATCAGTAACAATATAATATTCAAGTAAAGGTAATATTTTGTTATAAGCTTCTTGTACTGTCATAATTCAAATCCGTCAAATAATGGTAAGTCCATTGTATCAGCATCTCTAAATTCTCGCACACCAACATTATAAAACCAAAAGTAAAAGTCAGGTGCAATCTTTATAAGTTTATCAGCTACTTCTTGTAATAAAGCACGTTCAGACTCTGCATCACTTCTACTTAGTGTAGCAGTTACATCACCTGTTCTATAACGTAATCCACCTAACATTAGTTCTCTTTGTTGCAAGTATGCATTGATAGCATTTACAACAGGTAAATCTTTTACTTTCATGCTACGTCCGTCAGGTAATTTAACTACAGTATCTGCTTCTTCTGTTAACATACGCTTCAATTCATCCATTTGAGAATCAACAGGCACAGCACTTATAGATGGATACTCTTTGATGTCATATACGTCTGCTAGCTCTATTAAGCCCATTTTATACAGGTTATCTCTAGCTTGGCTATCTAGTGCCATGTTTGGATTTTCATACAAATTACGCCTTAAATTTTCTTTTCCTAAATTAAATAGTGCTGTCTTGTATCCATCTTCATACCATTCATCTAAGTTTCTAGCTTTCCTTGCACCTGTAATAAAAGTATTTGTATAAGCAGTTAAATAAAATTCATCTGTAGGTGCATCGGGAAATAACCAATACGCTACATTTGGGTGGCGTTCAAATAACTCAGGATTAGCAGCAGCAAAGAATGTTCCTTCTTCTGTGTATGATGTAGGTGTTAATTCTCTAGATTTAGAAGTAGTTAAAGCTACAGGGTCAAATCCAAATTGTTTAATAAACCAATCAGTAGCTCTAAGTTCATCTCCATCAAATCTAGCTAATGCCCTATAGTATGCGTCACTAAACAATGCAGTTTCAAACCATTGTGGATTTTCTTCTATCTCATCAGGTGTAAGATGTAGTGCAGCACCCGGTACAGAAGTTTTGTATTCATACTTAACAAAAGCTTGTGTAGGTAGTACACCTTGTGTAACAGCTCTATAAAGTACGATATTAGTAGCACCTTTCTTTATTCTATCAAGTGATTTAGCTTGTAGTTCAGGTGTAGAATCATCATACAATCCTGTATCTAAATGTACTTTCATAACATCTATCATTGTGTCTTCATATAGTTTTCTTTTCTGAGGGTCATCACTAAATATAGATTGTATCTTTCTAACCCAACCCGGTAAGAATTGGTCTGTTATTTCATCAGGTCTACCAAAAGGAAATATTATTCTTTCTACTTGTGGTTCTAAATCACCGGGTGGCAACATATAGTTAATAGGTACTGTAGCTAATGGACCTAAGCCTAATCCAATACCACCTGTAATCATGTTCAAACCTTGTAGTCTAGAAGGGGTTTGTATTCTAGCTTGCACATCACCTACTTGTTCATCTGTACTACCTAATGACCATTTAGTAAGTAATCTATCTCCAAACTGTGAAAAATTATAAAACTCTTCACCTGTCTGTGGGTCTGTATAAATAAAACCTTTTTTCTTTGCACCGTCTATACCCATCTGTGCATATCTAGGTAATGCAGGATTAGCGGCTAATAATCTTTTCCATGTTCCTAATACTTCAATATATACTTCTGCGAATGGTATAACGTTTCTTAGTATTTCAGAAGTAACGTGCCTTCTGTTTAAGTCATACAAAAGATGTTGTGTTTTAGTTAATGCTTGTGCTTTAGCCATATTGTCTACATCTACAATATCTTTATCTAGTAATGTAGCTTTATAATTACCTGTCTTTTGTTCTTCTACAGCTTTCTTAATCTTTCTACCTAAGCTACCTTTCATTACATTAGATTTATATGCAGTACGCACTACTTGGTCACGCAATGCTGCATCCATGTGTGGTAGCATATCTGCTATTTCATCCCAATAAAATTGTCTAAAGGCAGGTGAACGTGATAGTTGGTTAGTAGGTCTTGACATAAATATATCAAACAAACGTTCAGTTGCAGTATCTAATGATTGACCCCATTCGTGTGATACATCAAATCTTTGTATCTTTACAGTAGGTGGTCTATTAGGTATTTTCTTAGTACCTAACCATTGTGTAAATAATCTATACGCTTCTTGTGATTCACCTTCACCTAGATATATAATTCTATCTTTTTTTGTTACAGGGTTAACCATACCTCTTAATGTAAATTGTGATATCTGTCCACCTTCTCTAGGTACAGCACCTAAGAAATCTTGTATAAGTTCTGTATCCCCTTGTTTAGTAATTCGGTATGTAAAAGCATCTCTTGTCCATTCTTGTGGATTTATCTCATCACCCATACCATACACACGACCTGTAGTTTTATTTACTACTTCATATGCACCACCTGTTTCATAATGTATACGTGCATATACAGATTCAACATACTCTCTAGCTTTTTGGTCAGATTCTAATATAATCTTTTTACTATTTACAAAAGCATCATCTACGTTTCCTGCAAAAGCTTCTCTAATGTATCTAAGGTCACCATTAAGAAAGCTTTCTACTATTTCATCTATACTAACTTGTGTCATGCCGGGTCTATGAAATTGTGCTAATGCTTTTACTAATGGGTCTTTTTCTAAAATAAATAAACCTCTAGCCCAACCTTTATCAAAACCTTCTATGTCAGGTCCTGTAGGTCTATTTAAATATTTCCAATATCTAGAACGTTCAGGGTCTACACCTAACCAACCACCGTGACCTACAGACATAGATGCTATATGGTCATAGTGATGTGAAGTAATATTACCTGTAATGTCATACATACCTTTACCAAATCTATCTTTAAACTTAGCAAATGCTACAACTGCTTCTTCTTCATCTCCTTTGATTCTTGTAACAGTTTTCAAAAGTTTGCTTCTTTCTGCAGGTGTTCTACCTAATACCCAACCAAACCATGACATTGGGTGATAAAATACTGAATCTAAATTAGCAGATGCCATACGTAGTTGTTCTTCTCCTACAACACGTGCTGTCCATGCAGGACGAAGCAACACTAATGGTTTCCACAATCTTTGCATTACACCACTAGAAAATCTAGTAAATGCAGCTTCTTGTAATTGAATAGCATCATCTATAAACTCACCACGTTTTGATACTCGTGTTGCTTTAGCAACAAATCCTCTATAAAATAAATCCTCTATAGCTTCTAATCCTGTTAATGAACCATGTGCTACATCATCTAATTCTCTTTTAACTCCTAAATTAATAGCTCTAGCTAATGGTTTAGTCATAAACTTTTGCACACTAGCTGTATCTGCTAATCCTAATGTCAATATTTTTCCTACAAATGTTCTCATAGGTCCAACAAGTTTTATAAATGTTCTAATATCAGGCATTGGTATAAAACCTTCTGATACGTATTCAGATATTAGTTGTGCAGTAGGTTGTGATATAAATATTTCTTCACCATTTACTTTTAATGATTTAAATTTTTGACCCGGTATTATCTGACCTGTATTAATACCAATGCCTTCTTTTTGTCCTAAAGTAACAAAGTATTTTCTAGTTTCATCTACTGATGCCCACCATTGTTCTACACCTTTAAGAACTGAATCAGGTATACCTGCAGATTTTAAACTATCTGTAATTTCATTAAGAACTCCTGTACCTGCAGGATTATTCCACAAATCTACAAGAGTATTAAAACTATCTACAAAATTTATATCGTCAGTTACAGCTTGGCGTCCTGCCATTTCAGATATCATATCAAGCACTTCATCTTGTTTTCTTGCACTTACTTGTGCAAACTTCATCCACTCTGCCATTTGTTTATAAGTTCTATCTAAGTTACGTACTTCTAATTTATCTACAGGAAATGCTGCAGCTAACATTTGTCCTAATCCTGTACCATCAGCACCTAATGATTTAACTGCTGTTGCACTACCTACATCAAAACCATATTGAAATCCTTTGCCTTTTGCTGCAGAATATAAACCACCTGCAACTCTAGTAGGCACAGCACGTGACAATAATGATGTAGCATCTAATCTATGTTTAATTGCTGTTCCCATATGTGGTACTAACAAATCAATAACTGCTTCAGGTGTATCTGCTTTTTTAATAGCACCATATAGTGCAGCAGTACCTTGATATTTTAATAGTGCTTGTATTTCACTATGTGTTTTAGCATTAGCTAAATATTCTGCAATACGATAACCTGATTCTGATTTTCTAAAATAATCATTTAATGCAGGTTTATTTATTAATCTTCTGTACATAGTGTCTACTAATCCTGCAGAACGTGCAGCAGTTAATGCTTCTGTATTTTCTATAACACCTTTTGTATACACAGAAGGTGCTGCTTTTACTGATTTTGCTAACTTAGCATAACCACTACCTGCCCATAATGCAGGGTCAGTACCTAATCTCCATGCACCATCAAATATGGTAGACATTAAATTAAATTGCCAATCATCAGGTTCAAATAACTCTACAGCTATATTTCTACCAATTGACAAAGGAACTGTACCATTGTTAGTTGTATAGCTACCAAAGTTAGCAACTTCTTCTCTATAGTTTTGTGTAATAGGTTCACCTAATTCTTCTTGTAATCTTTGACTAACTATTGCAGGGTCAGCACCCATACCTACCATTTCTTGATATATTTCTGTATCTTCAGCTCTTGTGCTTTCGCCTAAGATTCCATCACCTAAATTAACACGTTCACCGTTTTTCATTTTGTTAATAGCTTGTACAAATGGTGTATCAGGTTGTTGTCTGTAATAATTCATTACGTCATCTGCATATGTAGGGTCCATTGTAGACATTGCACCCCAAGCTAATATATTCCACGGCTTCATACCTCTATCCATTAATGCCATAGCATTAGCTTTGTATGTTTTATCTATAGAATCTGCCATAGATTGTAAACCTGTAAAAGCCAAACGTAATGCAGACTTTCCTGCTTCTTTAAATTTGTTTTGTTCTTCTGCTTCGTTCTGTAACCACTTATCTACTATTGCATCCCATTCAGGTCTACTAGGGTCTAGTCCATATAATGATGCACCTACAATAGTATCAGTAGGCAAGAAACCAAAAGCTACAGAGTTTTCTTGTAATGTTCTTGTAAACTGTGGATTTTGAGCAACATAATTTCTAAATGCTTTTCTCTTTTGGTTTTTTGCTTCTGCTTGTTTAGCAGCTTTATTTTCCATCCAATGTGGTAAATGATAAAATAATGCCATTAGTTTGGCTCTTGTCTAGCTACTTGTCCTCGTCTAGTTAATGCTGCTGTTTCGTAACTTGGCACAATAGCATTTATTTCTTCTAACAATAAATCTACATCATCTCTAGTTAATCCATTAGACATAGATAATGCAGGACCTATAGCAGGTTGGCTACTGCTAACAGGAACGCTACCACCACCGGGACCAAAGGCATCAGGTAAGTTTATAGGTGCAGCAGATTGTGTTTGACTAACATCAGTTCCTAGTTCTGCTTCTCTAGCCATAGGTGCACCACGTTGTTGATTTAATAAATCTTGACTTTGACCTGTGCTGTCACCCGGAGCACGAGGTATGTTTTGTACAGGTGCTTCATCATATGCAGGTCTACCACCTGCTACCGGATTTTTTTCTACTCTAGAGCGTTTCTTCGCCATTGTAATCCTCCGGTACAAATTCTATTCTGATAAAACCTAATCCCGGAAAATGTATTTCCGGTAATGCAAAATCACTTCCTGATGAAGTTTGTTCGTTATAAGTTTCTAATTTAGAATGATATTTTGCTGTAAGTTGTTCTGCAACATTAACATCATATCCAAACTCTTGAAATATAATTTCCTTAAATTTATCCACCGACACCTCCAAATGCCTGTGCAACACTTGGCATACCACCTTGTTGTTGCATCATCATAGCTTGTGCTGCTGCTTGTTGTTCTTCTTGTTCTTCTTGTGCTTGGTCAAAAAAGTTTTCTAAAATATCTACCATGTTTTTTGGAGATTTGTAAATAGAACTTAATGCTGACATAGCTTGCATATTGCCTTGTTGTGCTTGTGCAAGTAAAGAATCAAACAACACTCTTTCTGCTTTTTCTTTAGTTATTCTATCGTTAATAGCTTGTAAGTTATCCAAACCATCCATTTCTTCTTGCATAGTTTGTTTGTCTATAATACCTGCTTGCAATAACTGTAAGCCTGTTACAATTTTTTGCGGTTCATCAAAAGATGCCATAGCACCATACTTACGTATTGTTTTATATGCACCTTTAATATCTACGTCAGGTTTGTAACTTTCTTCAAAGACACTACCTCTATAGACACCGGATATAGAACGTTTAACATCGCCATGAACTAACTCATCATACTCTAATCTTTTGTAATCTAGTTCTTGTAAAGCTGTAGTTAATATTGTGTGATACTCTCTAACCATTTGACCAACACCACTTTGTAACTCTTCTAGTCCTCTACCTGTAACGAAAGAGTTAGGAGATATAGCATCGTCTTGTACAGGATAACCTGCTACAACACGCAAGTGTCTTTCTAATCTAGATACTTGGTCAAACAATTGATATGGCAAATTAGTTATAGGTTTAACAACTTGTGTACCCGGAGACAAATAATTTACAGAGTGTCTGCCTTTTCTATATTTGCCTGATTCTAATTCACCAACAATATTTGTTTCTGTAAATACTGCATCTTCCATAGCAATAACAGACATAATATTTATTTTTGCCATAGCTGACATTAAACCTATAACTTGGTCAAACTGTCCTTGTAATGCGTCAAAAGAAAATCTTTTTGCTACAACAAATGCAGGTCCTGATTTTAATGGGTTAGGTACAAAGTCTACAATTTTTCTACTAGCTACGTGTACAACATGTGTTCCTAATTCATTCATGTATTCTACAACTACTTCACCACCACGTGAACTTTCCCATCTTTCTTCATCAGGAGATGAGATAGATGCTGTGCCTGTTATAGGTACGCCACCCGGTGCTTTTCTTTTATTCTTTGTATTAAAATATCCTTTTAGTTCAGGATACATTTGCACTAAATCTGATTCAGGTATTCTACGTATAACTCCTAATTCTTCAGGTTGTTGTGCTGTACCGTAGTAACCCGGATAACAATCATAAGGGTCTCTTAATACTGCACATGGATATGGTTTGCCATTAGGGTCATGTTTAGTTTGTATAGTCCAAACTACAAATCCATAACCCGGTAACCATCTACCTATTTGTGGTAATTGCATATGTAAATCTTGATGGTCATCATATGCGTGTATAATTCTTTCTAGCTTGTCTCTTCTATCTTTAGCTCTAACGCTATCTTTGTTTACAGACAATGGTATTTCTAAGTTAGGTACTCTACCAATCTTTTGTGCAATTCTATCTAAAGCAGATAATAACAAGTTAGGTGCAGGTAAATCACCGCTACCCATAGCAGCGTTAGCACCTAGTAATGCTTGTATACCTTCTGTACCTCCATTAATTATTCTTCTGAATTTATCTCTGTCAGGTATTGCTTTGTCGTGTAGTGCTTTTAGTTCCACTACTCTATCTATAATATTGTCTACTTTCATATCACCACGGTGCTTCGTTCATATCTGTTTCTTCAAAACCATAATAACTTGGTTCATAATCATATTCCATACTAGCATAAGATGTCTTACTTATACGCCTTATAACTTTCATTGGAAACCAACTAGCCATAACAATGTCACTTACAGTTTTATTTTTCTTTTGTCCTTTAGACGCAAAATAAATTAATTGTTTTTTGTATTGGTCTACTTTACTTTGTGATTCAGGATTGCCGTAAGGCAAAATTATTTTGTTATCTTCAAACAAACTAGCCATAGCTGTAACACCAAACTGTGGGTCCCATTTATTTTTATAAGTCTCATGTCCTTCAAGTATTACACCGTTCATATTGCAATACTCTTTAATTCTTGTGTCCTGTCTAATAGCTTTCTGAAAGTTGTTTTCTTCTATAACCCAATGGTATAAATCATATTTCTGTTTCCATTCTTGTATAACTCTTAATGCTTGGTCTATACCGCCACCGTGTTGATTATCTATATCTACTAAAATCATATTAAAAGGTTCAAAGGTAACTGCCCATAAAACTGCAGCTTGATAACCTGTAGCTGCCGGGTCAAGTCCTGCAACTAAATAAGAATTATTTGGAACTACGCCTATAGCTGTATCATACTGTTTACATGCCTCTATAGATTCAGGATTAAAAATTTGTAACCCACCTGCTATAGCTTTATTAAGATATACCATTTCAAATCTTTGTAAACCACCTGTAGTCATAGAGTCTTGTCTTCTTGACTCTAGCCATTTGTAAGTTCTAAATCCTGACCAAAGCATACAATCATAATGTTCTTCTACATTATCTGCAGGTATTAGACAACTACTGTCATGTGCTTCTTCTACTATATTTTCCCATGCTTGGTTATCTAATAAAGAACTATATAAATCTTCAGGATGCTGCCTAGAACCAATAACTACAATTGCTGTATGTTCCTCTTTACGTGAACCTAGAGTTGTTGTCCACCAATTCTTTGTATGTTCTCTAGCAGAAGGTTGCACAGTAGAACTATGGTCCTCAATGTCGTCTGCAATTATTAAATCACAATCTCGTGACAATATCTTACCACCTCTACCAATACCAACCATAGTAGGAGATTTAATACCTGATACTGTTCTAGTAGCTACAGTAAAGCCTGTTTGTGACCATGACTTACCTGTACGTGTAGCAGGTTTAAAAGTACCACCCGGTCCACAAAAATCCTCTACAAGTTTTTCATTTGTTTCTAGTTGGTCAAGTACAGATGCTACAGAGTTTTTAGCAATATCTTCGTTACCACCTACCCACATAATACGTATGTTAGGATTTTTACATATTTCCCAAATACAAAAGTGTATTAGTAGTTCTGTCTTGCCATGTCTAGGTGGACTTAAAATTTGTAACTGACCACCATCTTTGATAGCCTTTAGTATGTTCTTAATCCAATTTGTATGGAAAGGTGCTGTTTGAAATGGCACGCCTTTCTCTGTCAAGAAATAACGTTTACGAAACTTGGAAAAAGATTTTAATGATTTTTTTGCTTCTTCAGGTATTGACCACTCAGCCTGTTCTATCTCACGAGCCATATCCTCTTTATAAGCAGCCCACATACGAGATACGTGAGCCACAGTACATTTCATGTCTTCTGCAACTTCCGCCTGTTCAATGCGTTCTTCAGTTAAATCCCTTGCGTAGCCTAGCGATATAAATTTTTCATAGAGAGGTCCACGTCTAGGAGAGGTTCTACCTTCTTTATCTTTAGAGTAAGTAGGGGATTTATTAATTTCTTTTTTTTCTATTATATATTCTTTGCCTTCTTCTTTAGCACGCTGCACACGTTTATCTCTATTCCATTTACATTGTTTAGAACAATATTTTCTTTGTCCTTTAGGTAATTTATTATTACAATCAGGAAGTTCACATACTATATTTGGCATATTATAAAAATATACTACAACATCTTGTGTTTTTATGCTATAGTTATGGCAGGATATTTCTTATTCATGGTTATCCTCCTTTCGGCAAAGGGTCTCTCGCAAGAGAGACTTTTTGCTTTATTCTATAAATATGCTAAGGTAAGTAGACAAATACTAATTATCAAGTAAAAGGAACAGGTAAAGGAGAGACCGGGACTCTAAAAGCTGAGGATACGTGGCAGTATAAACTAGAAAGGCAAACTCAGTACCCAAGACCTTTGAACAATGATTATTCAAGCCTACCTCTATCTATGCCCGCTCACGCCCAACACGAGAAAGCAGGACAAGGACTTTAGTCGTAGTTCCTTTTACAAGTCCCTTCCTATTACTGCTGAAGTCCTTCTTCTGCCTTCTTTATAGAAAGAGATTTACCAATAATATTCTGAGGTATAACGTTACATAAGAAGTGCCACCCCATGTTAAACCCCAACTTTACCTGCCCGTGATATACGTGCGGTGCAAAGGTTACAGGTTTTACGTACTATGTTTTGTATTACATTATTTGTTGTATTCAATGTGTTGTGTTGTCTCTATGTGTCTTAGTTTGGAAATCCCCCCCCTTGATTTAACATTGTTTGTACTGCTTTGTCTTATGTTTGTGTTCCCTTGTCGAGTATCGTTGCAAAGTGTATCGTACGTTTATATGTTATCGTTTTGTGCAACTTCGTTGATAAGATATATAGATGCGTGAATGATAGCATAATTTCTAACTTGTCAAGTTCCTTGCGACTTCCTCTTTCCTTTCCATATCACATAAGCAACTCACTTGACAACCCCATAAATCATGCTGTTGGTTCGCATTGTTATAGTTAGTTTATAGTAACTAGCGTGTTAGAAAGGTATTGGTTATGTCTAAAGGTAAAGATAAACCGATAGCAGAGGGTAAAGGTAAACGTAGTAGTGACTATGGTGCTTTCAAATCTGCACAAAAAATCGCAGGAACTTCACTGTATGTGTTTTTCCTCAAATCTGCTAATGTAACTAAAGTTAATCCTCAAGGATTACGTAGATACACAGCATTTATCTTAGATAGTACAGACGATACAGGTACTATTAAGAAATTTACTCAATTCCAAGCACTTGACAATGTTACAAAGTGTTTTGATTTAATTGAGTTACTATCATCTAAGGAAGTTACCATGAACAAAAATGGTACAGTTCCTAAAGCATTACTCAACATTGTAGGTAAATCCTCAATGATGAGTGAGTTCTTAGATGAATAACTATATCGTTATCATTAAGGGTGGATTTCGTAATTCACCCTTTTTGTTTAGCAAGAAGTTTGAGATTAACGCTAACGATAACAGAGAGGCAGAAGTAATTGCAGTAGGTGAATTTTACTCATGGTGCAAATCTAATCCCCTTTGGGATTTGTTATTCCAAAAAGCTAAAGTTCACGAAGTAATTACACGCTAAGATTAGGGGGGATTTCCCCCCTTTTCTTTTTTTTATATCGTGTCAAGATAGAAATACAAATCATAATTCGAAAATCTCAGAGTTGGATAGTGTACCATGCACGCCCACGACTCAAAACAATAAAGCTATTTATATTATTATTAATCTGAAAAAACACCCCTATGATATGGAAGTAGTAAATTGAAAGTTCTACAAATTTCTTTTCTCTTTGTACAGAAAGCGAGGTATTAACAATGAGTGTAGGAGATATAGACACAGGAGAACATAAAATCATATGTGATATGTGCAGACAAGATGAGATGTACAAGTTGTACATGCATAGTAATGTTAAGTCTCACATACACTACTGCATGGCGTGTCGTACCTGTGGTTATCAAGCGATAAAGAAACTTAGTGCGAAAAGAAATCTATGAATTTCTATCGCTTTAATTTAATTAGCTGAAAAAACACTACTGTAGAAAAGTGGTGGTAGCTTTGGGGTAGCCAAAAAGTTTTTTCTTTTTAGCTTTCACGATTATTCATAGTAGGAAGGAGAGTATATGGGTAAGAGTTATAAGACATCTAGTAAGCCTTACTTAGGTATGAGAGGTATGGACTTCTCAAATCCGAGAGCAGTAGATAACTACCAAAGGTTTCCTAAGTCATGTAAGTTTTGTAGTTCTAACACAAGAGCTAGAGACTTGATATGTTATCAATGCAAACGTGATGGCTTTGATAACTTAGATGAGTTAGAGACTAACTTGCTAGATGATAAGCAATTACAAATGCAACCTAGTGGTCGTGTGATTGATAGTGATGCTATGCTTGAAAGATTTCACAAAGGTTGGATTGAATTGGGTGATGGTTCATTGATTGAGGTTACACAAACTGCAAGAGAAATGTATAACTCACAAGAGATGAGAGAACGCAAGAGAAGGCAATACATATTGAGAGAACTCATGAACGCAAAATATTGCAAAAGGATAAATGGTTGTACGTTCAAGCCATTTACTAAAAGCGAGTGCAAATGTTATGGAAGTGAGGAGGAACAATAATGTGTTTGTGCAGAGGTATGAAACACAAAGTAACTATCAACGACAATGAGAGTTACATGTGTGATACTTGCCTAGATGATTACATTAGGCATAGGTTTAGACAGGAAGCTGATAACGAACACAATCACACTTTTGGATAAACCATTGATGGCTAGGTGTTACACTCTAACACGCATAAAATATTTCGTAGCACCACCCATCACAACAATACTACGACTAGTGCAACTCTCTCGCTAGTCGCTGAAATGGCTATTCACTATGTGGTAGGAGTGCCTCCTTACTGCATGGTGGGTAGCTTGAAGTACATACGCTCTATGCATAGAGTAAAAAACAGTAACTCAATGAGCCAATGTGTGTGCTTCAAGCTACCTCTACTTAGTGATACTTCGTATCAACGCAGAACTCAGCCCTGTTGTAGAGGTAGCAAGATTTACGAAAGGATATAATATGGCTAACAAACCTGACATTGTATCTTACATACATTGTAGAGAGTGTATGTTTGATTGGTCGCAGACTACAAGAAGTGTATCACCTGCTGAGTTTCAAGATAACGAAGTAGGATTTACACAAAGAGGAATACAAGTGTGGTGCAGAAGGCATGACAAGAACGTGATAAGCCTAGACATTAACGAAGTTGATGTATCTAAACCTAAAGGCAAAGTGATAGCACAAGCTATGGAAGGACATTGTGATGAGTGCTGAAGTATACGAGTTTGTACAACACGGACACAAGATTGATGAAAACGAACTTGTTGTTGAGTTTCGTTTTGATGCAGATGTAACCAAAGAACAAGCAGTTCGTATGGTAGATAAGATTGTATCACTAGCAGATAATGACAACAGGTTTGCAAAGATGAGTGGACATACACCCAAGATGTATGCACTATCGCCATTTAGAGAGGAGATAACAAAGTGAACGAAGCGTGGTTAGTAATACCTAATCCGATAAAACATAGGCAAGTTGCAAGAGTACAAGCACACATGCACTATGAGGAAAACAAAAAACAAGCACAAGAACTAGGATTTGAGTTCATATCACAGCTAGTAGATAGCGATATACCTGATGACTTATGGGTATGTGATATGGCTTGTAACTCTAGTATTGATGCTACTCAACCAATCAATCTATCTTGTACGATAGATGACATTGATGAGGTTAAACGTGAGGCAAAAGCAGGGCAACAGATTAGTGGTGGCTATGCTATGTGTGGCTCATGTTTCCAAGAAATGAAGAACAACTATCCCGAATACTTTGAACGCAAAGTCATTTGTGGTTGTTGTAGAACAGAAGAAGATAGAGAAAGCGAGGTGATGTTGTGAGAGAACGCAACTCACAAGGTGAAGGTGGTGCAATAAACGAAAGCACTACCAATCCTAGAAAGATAAAAGAATATCAAGCACACATAACCATTGGTTATAAGATGCCGCCTGTACAAGAGATAACTATCAAAGCAAGGTCATTTGCTGAGGCAACAACCAAAGCACTTGAACTAGGTAGGAACTTCATACAAGCAGACATACTCAATTCATTTGGTGATATGGGTGAGAAAATTGCAGATGAATTGAACAAAGGTAACGTGAAAAAAGCAAGTTCAATATTCAATAATCATGGAATACAACATGATGATTTTGACATAGATGGAATTGTTGTTACACGTAAAGACCTAGTACAAACTAGAGTTCTCGCAGAAGATGACGTTGCAGAGAAAATGCATAACGACATTGAGAACTTCTTACAAACTAACACACAAGAGGAGGAATAGTGGCTGAAGTACATTGTGTAGATGATTGCACTACTCACGAAGTAGTGATAGATGATACTGAGAAACTAACAATAGCAGAAATGTTCGGTGGTATTGACATCACAAACGTTACTGCTACTTATGAAGAACCTACTAAAGAAGTAGTTCTTAGATTGAAGGAGAGATAATGAATGATGAGTTAGAAGGTTTAATTGATAAACAATTAGACAAGATGAATTACATACCTGAACTAGAGCCTAAAGATTACATGGTGATAGTCGGGTTTGAAAAGTTACACGTAACAAAGATAATCAAGAACAGGAAAGGTAACGTACCTGATTTGACAGATGAGGACATGGATAAATTCCTGCAGAAGTTTACTAACTTGACTTTCAAAGTCAATGCTAGTTCTGTACAAGAAGCTATCTCACGTGTAACTGTTACTACTGCAAACATGGCTTACCTTGATGCAATCGCAAAAGGTTTTGACTTGTTAGCACAACTGTACTCAGACTTGGATACAGGAAATGTACCTGACGGAATAGGTGAAAAGTTAGGATTTGATGCAAACATATCCGACATGGAAAGATTGTATCAATGTGTAGCAAACTTAACTATGACAAATATGGATATGTATCTTGATGTTGCAGACAGTTCAGACAAAGGTAGTAAGAACATTTCTAAGATGAAGATGCCTGAAATCACAAGCATAATTGCATTTGAGGAAGGCAAACACACAACTATGTTCGCCATGTCAGCACAAGAAATGACCGACATAGCAGATAAAGTTTCCAAAGCCATAGAGGAGATGGAAAAAGAAAACGATAAAGGAGATGAATAACATGGCTACAAAAAAGCTAGTTAGAAAATTCAGGGGTATAAAAGTACCTGATTACATTACAAGTAAATCACAACTAATTGCATGGGCATTGTTAATTAGTCGTAAGCAGAACAAACCTATATCAAATGGTGAGTTTGTATTTGATTTACGTTGTACAAGATATGGTGGTGTGATACACGACTTACGTAAGAAAGGTTGGCGTATTGAAACTATCAACGAAGGTAACAGCAAATATACGTTTAGACTTACTAAGCAACCTATTGCTTATGGACAAAGTCTTGCGTATCAAAACATAATAAGAAAGGAAGGCTCTAATGTCTAACTTTAGTGATGACATGTTCGTAGAAGGCGAGGACTTAACTATGGTAGATAGCAAACGTATTGCTATCACAATAGATGTTCTCAAAGTTCTCAACGACCAAGCGATTGAGAACAGTTACAATCAACAACTCACAGAACAATTCTTTGTAGATGTTGATAAACGTTTCCCTGCATATCTCAAAATGTATATGAAACACATGCACAAAGAAGGTGTGCCTTGTGAAGTACATATGAGAACTATATGGGAGTGCGTACTGCTAGACCAAACAGGTGCAGGTGATAAGGTAAAGACAGTAAATGTCAAAGTGGATATACCATTGACTACATTTGAAAGTTTACCTAACACACCTATTGCTTATGCACTAGCAACAGACTATGACAGCATGGACTTAGATGAAGTAACTAAGGAAATGCTAGATGAAATAAACTCTTACCTCAACAAAGCAGAGGAAGAATAACATAAACAGAAAGCGAGGACAACGTGAGTAAAACATGTTGGGAATTAGCCGAACAAGTTATCGGCAATGCAGATAGAGTGTTACTCTATGGCGTTCCGGGTACGGGAAAGTCATACCAAGCAACACTCTACAATCTAAAAGAAAAGCAGGAAGTAGTATCAACTACGCTAACAGAAGACGGAAGTGCTATGGAATTGCGAGGACATTTCATACCAAATGATAATGGTAGTATGTCTTGGCTACATGGTACAGCTGTCAATGCATGGTTGAAGGGTGCTAGATTTGTTGTCAATGAGATTGACCACGCATCTAGTGATGTGCTTACATTTTTGTATAGTATCTTAGATGACAAAGAGTTCGCAGGTATGACATTACCTAACAGAGAACAAGACTTTGTTAAACCTAAAGATGACTTCAATGTTGTAGCAACCATGAACGGCACACCTGATACACTACCTGAAGCACTAGCAGATAGGTTTCCTATCAAGATTAACATTGATAAGATACACCCTTCTGCATTGAAAAAGATACCTAAGAAGTATCGTGAAGTATGTGAAGCCATGTCTCTCATTACAGATAGTGATAGACGTACAAGCATACGTTCATGGGCAGAGTTCAACAGATTGACTAAGTTCATGAGCGAAGAAGATAGTGCAAAGGTTGTATTTCAAGACAGATACAATGACATACTTGATGCATTAGAACAATCAAATGCGAAAGATGAGTAAATCACGCAGAGTACAAGGCATGTTGTACCCTGAGATACTTGACAAACAAGAGTATCAAGTGTCTTTAGGACAGAACAAACCTAGTATCAATCGTAAGAACGCTACTGCAGTTACAATAGGTGATGACCATTGTGATTGCAGTATCATTAGCACAACAGAACTTATAGAGTTCCTTGAGCCTTACAACAAATTGATTAACAAAGTACAGAAACGTAATGAGGAAACTCGTAGAAAGATTTCTCATTACAATATACCAAAGGTAGATGCTAATGCAACTAGAGTTAATCATGCTAGGACTATTCGTAGTCATGTTATGTACAAAGAGATGTTTCCTTTACCGAAGTTTCAAGGTACAAAGAACATACAGAAAGAATACTTGGAACGTGCTTACGCTATGCATAGATGGTATCGTGCTGAGTACAATCTAGCTAACAAAGAAGCTAGAAAAGAACACGATAAGTACATGCAGGAACGTAAAGAACAAGGTACTTGGACTTGGAATTACACAAGTCGTGGTAATGTTCCACGTAAAGTAAATCGCAAAGAGTACATTTGTCATGACATTATCATGCAATCAATACATGCTTGGTTACAGTATGAGACTACACCAATACAACAAGTTGGACATATAATGTCTCTTACTATGTATAGAGATAGTATGAACTTTCTTGAATACTTAGATGCGTTGATTGCATGTTTGCAAAATGCACAAGATGACAGTGATAAAAACACAACAGATGAATTTATCAACAAACACTTTGCAATCAAGCGAAAGTACCTAGAAAAACCTCTTACTTCTAGGTGGACAGAAACTGAAGCTGAGTTGTTATGGAAAACAATTCATCATACAGATGTCAAGTATGGTATAGGCGTACTACGACAACCAATACATTGTGTAGATGTGTTAGAATTTCTACACTCAGGTATGGGTGGATTGGAATATGCAGAAATACTTAGAAGGTTATTCAATCTACGAGAAGTAATTGATGTTGTGAATAGGTATCAATGGAGAGTTATACCTTACAACACAGTTGTACCTAGAGGATTAGCTAAATATAACAAGCACGTTAAGAAACTTGGTGCGTTGTATCAATCCTTGTGTGAAGGTAGCTTTGATGAGTATGGTAAACTTGTACCAAAAACCATTGAAAACATGGAAGGTGATGCATTTATACCTAAGCATTATCAAGCTGACAATATCATGTCTCAAATTGACAATGCAGTTGAACAACTTACTAGCAAAGACATAGACATACAAGTTAGTGCAGGTAAGCACAGGTGGGCAAATGCTACATTTCTAAATGGTAATCTTACCAAAGACTTAGCAGGTGCTTTACGTGTGCGTAGAAACAGACCTAGTGATGTAGGTGCAGTACCCAAGTACATTAACAGGTGGGTTACTGACAAGCATGTGTTTGCTAGAAAACGCCAAAGTATCAAAGGTGGTACAGTAGCCATAGATTGTAGTGGTAGTATGCACTTCAATGCACAAGACATTGAGGAAGTCATATCATTGTTACCTGCCTCATCAATAGTAGGATATGCAGGTGTTGGTGAAACTTACGCTAGAAACAATAACATGCCTGAAGGTGTTATTGAAGTGTTTGCTAAAAACCAACGCACCATTGAGAACTATGATGATACGTACATATACTCTCGTGGATATGGTGAAAACTTTGTAGATGTACCTGCAATACTATGGTTAGCATCACAACCAAAACCTCGTATGCTTGTTAGCGACATGGAAGTAGTAGCTTACAATGTCGGTAAAACAAGTAACTACGTGTATGGTGATGAATTAAAAGACTATTGTGAGGACTTATGTCATAAACATGACATTGTTATCTTACGAGACATAGACGAGGCTAAGGAATTTGCTAAGACTATACGCAAAAGATAAGTCTAAGTGGCTAGACTTGTCTCGCTTAGTCTAGCTACATAAGAAGGTGTGGTATCGTGCGAACGATACTGCACCTTTTTTTTTGGTCTCTTTCGCGGGGGGGTTTTTTATTTATCTCATATCGCACAGGCGATATGTTTTTTATTTTTTTTTTAATCGCCCTCGTGTACGATATCCTGCTATCATGAACACATGGATAATCATGAAATCAATGAACTCATAGAACGTGCAACAGTTGGTAGTCTTAACAAAACCTTTTACGCACGATTAAATGATGATGCTAAAGAGTTTATAGATGAGCTTGAAAAACAAATCAAATTAGGAAAAGACATATCTCCTAGTGTAGTAACAACAATCCTTAGAGAAAACTTTGGAACTAAAGTAGATGAAAGTACGATAAGCAAATGGGCAAAAAGAGTAAAGACGAGTTAGTAGATTTAATCGCAGAGGCGACAAGTGAAAAAGTTGATGAACTTAAAAAGATAATTGAGAAACAACGTAAGCAAATAGATAGGTTGAAAGACAAGAAACTAGATTTGATTGAGGCTATGAACGAAGCTATTGAAACCAATATTGCCGAGTTAGATTTACGCCCTGTGAAACCACCCACCAAGAGTAAAAAGAAAACAAAAGGTGAAGAGATTTGTGTTCCTTTATTAAGTGATATACAACTAGCAAAGGTTACACCAACATATTCTACTGCAGTTGCAGAGGAACGTGTGCTTAGATATGCAGATAAGATATGCGATATAGCAGACATACAACGTGCTAGTCATACGGTCAAGAAGTGTGTTGTCTTAGCATTAGGCGACATAGTAGAAGGTGAATTAATATTTCCCGGACAAGCACACTTAATAGATAGTTCTTTATACGCACAGGTTACAGTTGATGGACCACGTATCTTGCATGGTTTTTTTAATAGATTGTTACAACACTTTGATGAAGTAGAGTGTCATTGGGTTATAGGTAATCATGGTGCATTAGGTGGTAGAAGTCGTAAAGACATGCACCCTGAAACAAATGCAGATGCTATGTTAGGTAACATACTTAAACAAATATTTGTTAATGAGCCGAGGTTAAAGTTTCATTTAGCGTACAAAAAAGGTGAGAAAGCGTGGTATACAGTAGCTGATTTAGGTAAGAAGTCTAGATTTTTTATGTTTCATGGTGACCAAGTACGTGGATTCGCAGGGTTTCCATGGTATGGATTTGGTAAAAAGATACAGGGTTGGAAAACATTAGCAAGTCAAGGACTTATGGAAGACTTTGATTACGCAGTAGCAGGACACTTTCACACACCTAACACACAATACATTAATGATATTAGATTTTGGTGTAATGGTAGTACCGAAAGCTACAATACATTTGCACAAGAACAGCTAGCATCTATGGGTAGACCTTCACAGTTTTGTCTATTTGTTAAACCTGACAAAGGTGTTACTGCTGAATACCTTGTCAACTTGGAATAACCTGCTATCATGAAAGAGACATGTGTACATCAGATACAATATGTGCGAGTTGCGGGTGGACTAAAGCCACTCTGCATGGTCATCTAATTTGTAAGAACATGATGTGCATAAACTATAACAAAGTTAACTACGTTACCATGAAACGTGTAAAGATAAGTTAAACTTTTAATAAGGAAGGGAACTATGAAATTCAATTTAGATGACTATGAATTAGTCGAAGATAGATTAAAAGCTTTTTGGAAAGAAAATCCAAATGGTTCTATTACAACAGATGTAGTACATATAACAGATGATGGTAGTTGTGTAACCATTAAAGCATACATACATAATGATGATGGCAATCTTGTTGCTACAGGTATAGCACAAGAGACACAAGGTCAAGGTGGCTTTGCTAACAAAGACGCATGGGTAGAGAACTGCGAAACCTCTGCTATTGGTAGAGGGTTAGCTAATTGGAAGTATCAAGGTAGTAATAAAAAGAGACCTTCCCAACAGGAAATGAGTAAGACACAAGATACTAAAAAAAAACCACCATTGAAGAATGTCCCTTCTAAACCTGTGAAAGAACTTAGAGTGCAAACAAACATGAAGAACTTAGTGTTTAATATGTGTGATGAGAACACAGAGTTTGCTAAAACAACATATGAATTTGCATACAACAAGGTAACTATTGGCGGTGCAACCAAGGACATAGAGTCATGGGACACAGGTACACAAGGTAAATTCTTAGATGAAGCTGAAAAGTTTGTAATGAAATACAAAGAACAAGGAAGCAAGATGAAACCATGGGAAGATAAAACCGTAGAAGAAAAAGTCGGAAGTGTCTTTACATTAAAAGAAGGAGATGAAATGGCAGACATACCAAGTGGTGCATGGGAAAACGACCCAATGAGCGAACCACAAGCTAACTTTATGGACACACTTATCAATGAGTGTATAGATAAAGGTGGTGCTGCAGAGTTAGTAGCACAAGAAGCTAAAGCTCTTGTAAATTCAGGAGAGATGACTAAGAAGATTGCTAGTCAATGGATTGATAAACTGAAAGAAGCTAAGTCTTAGTAGTCTTAGTAGTAGGTTTTAAGTTGACGTTGTAATCGTTAACAAACTTATCAATAAGTTTTTGAACTTGTTCCATATCATAAGGTTTGTTAGCTATTACGCTACCACAACTATCTGATAAGTCTAAAGCCCATCGTTTTAATGATGATGGGCTTTTAAATATATTAGTATCTTCTTTTTTTTCCACCACGTTTTCCACCTTTATAACCTTTCTTCATACCTTTTTTTGTTATTGGCACGTTGTCTCCTTTTTATTTTATTGTAATCTATACAACCTAGATTAACACACTTTTTAATTCGTCTTTTTATTTCTAATAATTTTCCACACGTCTTACAATTTAGACGTTCTACCACTTAGTCTTAGCTGCCCAATATGCAGCTGACATCTTACCTTTCTTGATATTTGCAGCGTGTCTAGCCCTAAAAGCTTTGTTTCTTTTTGTACCTTTAGGACTACCTTTAACGCCTTTCTGCCCAAATCTAATCAACTTAACCTGATTACCTGACTTAGCTAATACTGCATGTGATTTAGATTTGTGCGAAGGTGTGGCTTTAGGTTTGTTATAACCTGCAAACTTTTCACCTCTGTAAGTTATTGTCATTACTTCCAACCACGTTTCATTTGATTGTAAGCCTTCTTACTTATAGTAGTATTTTTTTTGCTACGGCTTTTGCCTTGCACTTTACGCCTATGTATGTTGGCGACTAAAGAATTTTTACCTTTACCGTGTGGCATTTACTTATTTGCTTTCTGCGTGCCACCGGATATTTGTTTCTTAGCATATGTTTTAACAACTGCTAATGCTGCACCACCACCTGCTAATGCAGCAAGCTGTAATGTTTCAGCTTCTACACCAACGAGAGGTGCAACCGTCAAGGCACCGATGAACGCCTCTACAAATGTCCAAGCTGTACGCTCTAACATATCTTTAAGGTCTTCGCTCATTTTATACTCCCATGATTCAGACCAAGGTGTCCACCTGACATCCTTCTTGAATGTACCATCTTGATTTCTTGCACGTTTACTTCTTATAAACATTATGTTATTAACCTTCCTTTAATTCTAGCATCTACTGTAAGTACATTTCCATTAATCTCTTCAAGTTTTTCCATAACGGTCCTTGACAAAACAACATCATCTGTTGATGCATTTGATAATGGCTTTTCTAATAACTTAGTTATAGTTGTGTACTCTATTGATACTGACTTTCCAAGTAACAAATCTTTTGCAACTTTATTGTATAGCTTTGTGTATGCCTTGCCACTATGTCCTATAAACCCGTCATCACTTAAATCTAAGTCTTGTTGAGTTTCTCCGACAATAAGACAACCTGAAGTATGCTCATCAGTATTACCTGCGTGTATTAGTATGTACGTAAAGTTAGGTACGTCTTGTAAATGTAACATACCATAGTGTGCATTGCCGTATCTTTTCTTATACTTCTCATGAAATCCACCTGTTCTTCTAAACTGTATGTTGTATTTACCTTCAGGTATACATGTCTCATGCATGACTTTTACTGCTTGGTATTGGTCTTCTAGTGTGTAACATTCAAATACACCATCAATTAACAACATACCATTAGTAGCATCTTTTCCAAATTGTGTTCTAACAACTGTAAGTTTCACCTAAACCTCCATTCTTGCAATCACATATGCTTATATGTGTGCCTTTATCATTCGTGTATGTGTGACAGTTACTTACCCCCACAACATCCACCACCGCAACATTCCATTATTTGCTCACCTTTCCTTTTTGTTTATCTTGTTTTTCTTTTCTAAATCCTATTGTCAGTAACCACACACCAAGTGTAATTACTGTAGCTAAACCTGTAATTTGTTGTGCCGAACCTGTCAAGGTAAGTGTCGCAATCACTAGACCCACTAAGGTCCACGAAAGGTTTAATGTTTCTTTTATTATTTCTATAAACCAATTCCAAATCTTTTTAATCATAATGTTTTCCTAAAGACAAATGCTGCCATAGTAGCTATTCTAGTCAAAATAACAGGGACTACAACTTCTTGTGCTTTTTCCTTTTGGTCTTGTGTCATATCATCACCAATGTTTGTAAGGTTTATTTCAGTAATGTTCTCTATGTCAATAAAAATTTCTATTGGGTTTTCTATAAACTGTTCGTACTGTATCTCTGTTACAACATCAGCAAGTGTATAGTCCTCTACATCAACATTCTCTACAGCTTTTTGTACAAATATCTCTACTGCTTCCGCAACTACTTCATCTGTTTTAACTGCCTCTGCAATGATTTCTACATCTTCTACCTCCACCTGTAAGACCTCTGAAACTACTTCGATTTCTTCTTCAGATAATTCTTCTACATTTTCTATAGCCTGTACAACTACTTCTTGAACTATTTCTATATCTTCTTCAGATAATTCTTCTAAAGGTTTTTCCTCAATAATTTCCTGTATTGGCTCATCCAAAATCTCCTGCTTAGTCTCAGGTAAAACTTCGGTCTCAACAATATTAATCTCTTCTTCAATTTCTTCCTCCTCTACCTCAAGTATAATGACTTCAGGTATCTCTATAATTTCTTCCTCTACTATTATAGTTTCTACAAATTCTTCTACCTCTTTAACTACTTCTACAAATTCTTCTACTTTTTCTTGTGATAAGTCAACGTCTAAATCTTGTAGCTCTGCAATAGCATCAGCTTCCTCTTTAGCTTTTAGTTCTGCAGCAATACGTTCTTCTTCTAAACGCTTCTCTTCAGCAAGTCTTTTCTCTTCAGCTAAACGCTCTTCTTCTAAACGCTTCTCTTCTGCTAGTCGTTCTTCCTCTGCGATACGCTCTTCTTCAG